GTATTACCAAAAATACCACACTTGTCCTACAATGGATGTTCTTAAAGTAGAACTTAAAAAGATTGACAATGAGGTATTACAAGTATCAATTAAAGAACAATTACGTGAGGCCTACAAATCATCAGACGAGGATCTAAAGTACGTAGAGGAAGAATTTTCTAATTTCTGTAAAAACCAACAGCTTAAAAAAGCATTATTAACGAGCGTAGATTTTCTAAACGCTGGAGATTATGATTCAATCAGGACAATTGTTGATAACGCATTAAAAGCGGGTCAGGACAAAAACCTTGGTCACGAGTATAATAAAGATACCGAATCACGTTATAGAGAAAATCACAGAGTAGTAGTTCCTACACCTTGGGAACCATTTAATGATTTATTACAAGGTGGATTAGGTGATGGTGACTTTGGATTAATTTTTGGTAGTCCTGGTGTGTTTGTCGACTGTAATGTGTTTAGTCGCTGTTTGATAGCATTAATGTCCATGATTTTTTATTTATTTAGTTTAATGTCGGAAATATAAGAACGAGGTATTATATAACCAAGTTAAAGTTCAACAATCTTATGAACTTTTGTATTCAATTGTTTCAACTCATTATGGTTGGTTAACAAAATACAGTTTTTATAGTGTTGCCAATTTACACGGAAAGATGGGTCAACCACTCCCCCGTTTAACTTTTTAATCAAATCATTCAACGCATTAATTGTATAAAGTGTATTAGTTTCCTTTTTTCTATGAACTAAAATAGTGTTCATCGGAATACCCTCAACATTGCCCTGCTCCACGTTGTATGTAACAACGTACTCGTCTGTACTTTTTACATAAAGTACAAACATCTTATTATACATGATTGTATAGGCCCTAGTCAGATCACTAATTAGTGTCTCTAAATTCTCTAGTGCTGTAAATGTACAAAATAACTTATTGTTCACGTCTTTTATGTTTGTCGAATCGAAATCGTATCCGTCATACATATAGTCATTTTTCTGTAAAATCGTATGTTTTTCCATAACTTGTTTTTGTCTGTAACCTGTATTTATTAAATATTTGTTTTATCTCGTTTTCTATATTTTCCTCACCCTCACCTAACTCAAACAAAAACGAATCGTACGTATATAATACAATTTTTGTTTTCCGCCCTCGTAATAGCTTATGTATATCCATCAATATACGAACATTCATTGCGGATTCCACGTTCTGTAGCATGTAATTAAACAGCTTCTGTGGATTCATATTCTCCAGTTTATCCTTTTTAAAGCAATAACCCGAAATCGGCACAATAACTTGACCCGAGTTATTAAACGCCTCCCAATTTATTGTTATGAATTGTTTTACTTTTTGAAAAAATTCCAAATGCTCATACTCTTTAAATACGCCACCATAGAGTTGCTTGAACGTAAGCTCTTTTGCCTCTTTGTAGCTCGTGCCATAGAGGTCAGCGAACGTTTGGTGGACATCCGTAGTGCCAAAATCAAAGGCAACCATACGACTAGCGAGGTGAGGATGATATGCACTAATATCGAGCTCCATAAACCCATGACTCGATATGTAGCTTCTCCTTGCGCCATTTTCTTTGTTTATTGCTGCGAAATTAACGCCATTAAAAGAGTTACTTGGTCTACGTGTTGTTGTAGCCAAATTGTAACTGGTGTAGATTCTATCATCTTGGATAGAATAAGATTCATTGTTGAGTTCATAGTGTTTATCAAATTCATATTTATCTATTTTTAATCCGTTTTTTTCTATACCAAAGAATGCTAATACTACCTTATTGTTGTAAAAATCAAAATACGGTGGTAATTCCTTAGGTATTACACTACGAACTTGTTTATAAATATGTTCGCATTTTTCGTAGTGTTTGCTTAATGGTACAAGCTTATTAACCTTTGGATAATCCGTATGGTGAGAATAAAAGTAAGTATGTGCTTGCGTTTCCGATGGTATATACGTAGGGTTAAGTATGGATAGGTCGCACAAGCTTTTAATAGGAAAATAATACAATGCTGTCTTCTTATCACGCACCCACACCTTATCTATTTTTTGTAGTAACGCGTCTATAGTTGTCTTATTAAGCGAGGATGTCTCGCTATGGTCAACGCATAACATATAACCCTTTGTGTCGTTAAACGGTCTTATATACACTAAAGACACGTCGTTTAAAGCAGGGTGTACGTTATCGTGATGGGGAATTATCTCAACGAATGCTTCCGCTATCGTTTTGTGAGTTAAATACTCCAGTGCTTCTTCCGTCTCTATTATCCAAAACATAACCTTGATTTACTCCATTAATATACGAACCCGAAGTTGAAGTTCCAAGTTGATTGTAATATTTTGTGTAATCAAATTTTAAGTATTCATTAAATTTATATAAATTATTCTTTTGAATAGTTAATTCAACTATATTACGGTTTGTTTTTTCTACTTGATCTATATTACCTGTTAATTGCCAAGGTATATTAAATGGTTGATATAAACTCCATTCAATAACAGGATCTTTTTTAACTAATTGAGCATATGTTTGTTGTGAAATTTCAATATATTGTAATTCATTAGTTTTTTTAGCAAAATATCTTCTAAATTCACTGTTTTGATAGTCTTGTTGGGATGGTATTGTAATATTAAACGGAGGTAAGTATTTAATACCATTTGCTGATACTAGTAATTTTTTAAGATTAGTATATTCTAAAACATTAGATTCAATGTAAGGTTCGTTTCCGTTTCCAATTTCAGGAGCATCTCCTAAAAGTGCTACTTTTATTTTATCTGTGTATAACGGTTCACTATATAAAGGTTCTAAATTATTAATTACTTGGGATTTTATTAATTCAAATACCCCCGAACCTTGTGGAGTTTTACCTGTGTAATATTTTCCATTACCTGTTTGCCAGTAAGGACCAACATAAATTTGTTGGTTTGCTCTTAAGACAAATTCACCACCTACAGTGTATAGATTTGTTTTAATATAGTGTTTAGGAAAATATGACATCTTAATTAAAAATCAGGTTTCATTATAATATCAATCGTACTTTGAGACACATTATTTTTAAGGTTATTTTGTTTTTTAAATGCCTCTGCCGTTTGATAAATAGTTGAATTTACAGCATCTGGTATTTTAAAACTAAAAGAATTATCTCTATCTTTAATACTAGTGTATAATCTATTTAGTTCACCAGTAAATAATTTTTGATGTTCGGGAGATAATTTTGATAATGGTAATTTATTATACCAAGATTGGTTTGTTCTTGATATTCCAAATACTTCTTTAATATGATTAATGGCTAATTGTGTATCATCACTTAAAGTTCCCTTAGCATCACTTAATAATGCTGTTCCATTTGTTCTATAAGTTTTATCCGCTAAATTTAATATTTTAGCTAACTCTTTAGCATATGTTACATATAATTGTCTTGAAGTATTATCTTGAGTACTTGCTCCACTAGCAGGTGCTCTAAGAACAATTAAATTCCAACAATTATAAGCTGAACTATTGTAAACAAAAGTAGAGCCATAGTTAGTAAATCTATCAGTAGTCCATCCTGCTGCTGCTTTTCCTGGATCAGGATCTGGTTTGATTTGGTTTTTACCAATGTACATTTGGGTATGACCATATTGGCTTGCTCCTTTATCTCTTGGGTTATTATTAGCCCAATAAACTATAACGTCTCCTAAATTAAATGTTAATTTAGAATTAATTAAATCAGTTAATTCATTTTTAGTTATATTTTTACCAACTACATATTGTGTATAACCTAATTTAGATAAATTAGCCCAATACGTAGATTGATTAGCATTTCCACCCGCAGATAAAGTAGCACCATTTCGTGTATTTTTTCCTTTAAGAGCTTGTATATAATTATAAGCATGGTTGTAAGTATATCTACTACACATTCCGCTTTTAAATTGACCACTATAAAAAGTAGCGTCATATCCTTTTTGTAAAGCAGTTTTACGTTGAGTTGATGTTGGATTATCAACCCCAGGAACATTAAATGTTATAAATTTAGTTCCACATTTACCAGGAGTAACACCAGATAAAGCACTTTGAGCATTAGCTACTTCAGCAGCATTTGCTGTTGTAGGAGCTGCTCCCGCAGGACCAGGATTACCAGCAGCCGGAGATTCTCCTGTAGTTAAAGCAGGTTTAGTATAGCTTGTTTTTGGATTTGCACCTTGTGAAGTTACACCTGAAGCTGGTATAGATAAACTTTCAATACTTGTAGTCCAACCAGAGTTATCTACTTTTTGGGATAAACCTTTAATTAAAAATTCTATTGTTTGAGGATAATTAGCAGGTAAAAATTCATTGTTGATACTAAACTTTTGATAAATCTTCATTCCTGATAGTCCAACTATAGTAAGATTTAAATTTATAGGAATAAATCCAACAGTCGGGGATGATGTATTTTTAGTAACACTCTCTTGAGCTTGCATAAATTCAAGATAATTAGAAAGTGTTTCGGGAAATGTATCTATAGAATCATCAAACTTTTGTGATACCATTTGTGTAATAAAGTTTGAATATTCTTGAACTATATTTTCATAATTAGTATTAACATCCTCTGTTATAATATCATTAGAACCAGTAGCATTAGTATCTTTTTTAGGAATAATTCTATCTAATATATTTTCATTCCATTTTGAAAAAGCAGTAGCATCTTCACCAACAGCTTGCCCTTGAGCTTGAGCACCAATAGTTAACATACTAGCTAATTCATTTGTTATTTCAGTTTTAATACCTAAATCTAAAACAAATGATGAATTATCTTTTTTATATCCATAAATTTCAAATAAAGTTGGTTCAACTGATGTTCCTGGGGATAAGGATTTAATAATTTCGTCTCTATTAGGTAATGCTGTTTCATCTAATAAGTAAACTCGGTTATTATTTTCTTCATCAATAGCAGGAGCAATTTTATTTACATTACCTAAAGACGAATTAACTCCATCACATAATTTTTTAACTATATCAAACCAAGAGACTTTATTGTTTTCATCTTTTAATTCATCCATAGCTTTTACTATATAAACTAAATTAATGTAAACATTCATTAATTTACCTACAGTTACTCCAGCTATTTCAATTTTAAAATCTTTAGGTAAAGCCGGAAATACTGAAAGATCTTCAGTATCCATTTTTATAACTGTTTTTACGATACAAGTTTTAGGATCAGAAGATAAAACGTAAGGTGTTGTAAATATTATATTTTTTTCCTCCTCAGTATCTACATCAATTAAAGGAACTCCATTATTATATATTAATTTTTGAGTTTTTAAAAATTCTAAAAAACCTCCTAATCTAACATAAAATCTTCCTTCATCAAGGTTAGTATATTCAGTAAATGATACAAAATCACCTTCTTTAAATCCTAAACTTTCAGCAGTAGCTGCTGTCATCACATTCATGGTTTGATCACCTTCACCAGCTGATTGAAAACCAGGAAAAGAAGTTGCATTATTATCAGGATTTATTCCTTGTAAATAAGATTTAGCTTTATAAAAAGTATAAGCTATTGCATTTTGATTCTTTGAATATGCTAATATTTCAGCTTCAGTATCCGCATCTTGAATATTTTCTTCAGTTTCTTTTTTTTCTTCAGCTGTTTGAGGTTTTACTCCTTTAGCTATTGTATTAACTTTTAAAGATTCAATAATATCTCCTAAACTAACAATATTCAAAGTAATACTATAAGAACCATCTTTTTCATATGACCAACTAAAGTTAGTTATTCTACCGTAAGTAGCATCATAGTTACCTTGTAATTTAAGTTTGTTAGCGTTTATAGCTTCTGATAGTGCTTTTTGGTCTTTATAAGTACCACTTAAAAAATTACGAGTTAAAGTATCAGAATCATTTATATCAACTACAGTTCCAGCATTATTTACATATATGCTATGTCCCCATTCTATAAGAACTGTATATCCTAATCTTAAATATAAAAGATCAATAATATTAAATTGTCTTTTATCATATGCTTTTATTTGAACTGTTGTTTCTCTAATTGAACCTCTATTTCTATTTTTTGAATCCATAGAAACAATACCTGGCATTGGTCTATAACCTTGGCTAAAATCACCTACATTATAGGCATCATCTAATCCACCACGTAAAGTACTTCCAAAATTAGTAGCCGTTCCTCCAAATAAAACATATTGTTGAGCTAAAGCATCAGCACTAAGATCTGCCGATAAACCAACTTGTGATAGTCTATCTGTTCCTATAGTTACAGCTGAACTTAATTTAATCCAAGGAGATCTAGCATTTAAATACCTTAAATATTCATTATTTCTGTTAGCTAATCCAAATATTTTTTGTCGAGTTAAAACTTGTTGTCTAACTTCTGGTCTAAAACCTTCTCCTATAACATTTCCCATAATTAAG